CTGACCGCCAACGACTGCCGTGAGCAGCTTGGGATGAATCCATTGCCGGGAGCCGAGGGCAATCTTACGTGGGCTCCGGTCAACATGCAGGATTCGAGCCGGATGCTCGACACGGAGAGCATTCAAGACCAGCCAATTGATGCAGCACCCGCAACGCAGGAGACAAAAGGCTTGCGTAGCTACTTCGCCGCTTACAGTTCCGGCTTCCTGTCCATATTCAAGGATGCTGTCGGGCGAATCACTTCTCGCAGCAAACGTGACGCGGATAGTGTGACCCAGATTCTCGCTCCGGTGCTCCAGTCAATCACATTCTTGATTGAGGGCGAGGCACAATCGCAGTTCCAATTGTCCGATGACTGGCACGCTTCAGATAAGACACAGCGTGACTACATTAAATCGCTCACCAACCGCGCATCGGAATGGAAAGCGGAAGACAAAGACACGATTGCGAGCGCAGAGCTAAACAAAGCTGTTCGCTCTCTCTACTACGCAGTCTACCGCGAAGCTGGCGCAGCGATAGCGGAAACAAAAGTGCAAGAGGTAAATGATGAGCAATAACTTAGAGCATCGGTATTTCGCTCAGGAATTTCGCGTATCCAAGGAAGGCGAAGCCCCAAGGATTACTGGATATGCCGCAGTATTTGATTCCAACTCGGAAGACATGGGCTGGACAGAGCAGATTGACAATCATGCGTTCGATTCAGTGATGGCTACGAATCCTGACGTGCGTGCGCTGTTCAATCACAACCCGGATGCCGTTCTCGGGCGAACAACGGCGGGAACTCTTTCCCTTACCATAGACGCCCGAGGATTGGCCTACTCGATTGACCCACCGAATACGCAACTTGCAAACGACCTGATGGTGTCTATGCGCCGGGGCGACATCACAGGCTCCAGTTTCGGCTTCATTACGAAGCGTGACCAATGGACTGAGAACAGCGACGGTTCGATTAGTCGCAGGATTCTTGAGTTCGACCAGTTGTTCGATATTTCGCCCGTGACGTATCCCGCGTTCACTGCTACATCGACCGCCGTGCGAAGTCTACCGGACACAATGCCAGCAGAGTTACGCTCTCGTTTCAACAATGAGAAAAAGAGCACACGAGCGTTTGGCCTCGGCTGCTCGTGCTCATGCGCTCAGTGTGCCGCCGATGCTTGTGGCATTTGCTCGAACGATGATTGCAACGACCCGGATTGCGCGTGCTATCGCAGCAAGCCTCTGCCGGAATCGGAGCGCAGAAAGATGGAGATGCGCCTCGCTCTCCTAGCTCTCAAGTAACAACCCGAATTTAGTTTCACGCAAATCGGATGCGGAGTTCATCTCCTGCGTTCAATCGCATTCGTCCGCGTTGCCGCTGTGAAGCACCACACGCCGTGGAGTGCTGTCCTGCAACAACTCAACACAAAAAGGAAATAAATTAAATGCCTACCCTTAAAGAACTGCGCGAAAAGCGCAATAAAGTCATGGCGGATGCTACCGCCTTGGTGCAGGGCGCAGAAGTAACGGCTGAGCAGCGTTCGCAGTTTGACGCGATGCTTGCCGATGTGACGGTAATTGACGGCGACATCGCACGTCTTGACGCCGTTGAGAAGTACAACGCCGAACAGCGTGCAATCGTTCCTTCGCGTCCAAATCCCGGTGAGTCGAATGACCCCGAGGAACGCGCTGAGGTCCGCAATGCTCGTCAGAAGAAAGCCTTCCGCAAGTTTCTTGCGACCGGCGAAATCGAGACTCGTGACCTTACCGTCACTGGTGGTGCTGGCGCTGTCGCAATTCCCCAAGCGTTCGACCCGCAGGTCATTGAGGCGCTCAAGAGCTACGGGGAACTTTACAACATCGTTGACGTTGTAAAGACAGACAACGGCGACCCGATGAAGGTCGTACTGGACGACGATACCGCGAACGGATTGACCTCCGTCACCGTTGGTACAGACGTTTCAGAAGTTGACCCAACTTTGACCAGCAAGCTGCTTCAGGTGGACACATTCACCACAGGCGCAATCAAGGTCGATGTGGGTCTGCTTAACGACTCTGGATTCGATATTGAATCTTGGGTCCGTGACCGCTTCGCCCAGCGTTTCTTCCGTGGTGCGTCCAGCCTCATCTTCAATGGTGATTCTGGCAACGTGGTTTCTCTCGCGTCGTCCTACACTGACGGCCTCACGTCTGTCACATCCGGCACATTGAAGTACGCAGACTTTGCGACTGCGATTGGCACGCTCGACCCTGCATATCAGCCAAATGCTGTGTGGGCGTTCAACACCGCCACACTCGGCTACGTCGCAGGTCTGACCGACAGCAACGGTCGTCCGCTGTTCCTTCCTTGGTACGGCGCTGCCGACCAAGGCTTCGCCGGAACCATTCTCGGCAAGCCTGTGAAGGTTGTCACTCAGATGCCGAACGTGGCTGCTGGCAACGTCGCAGTCTACTACGGCGACTTCAAGAAGGCATATCGCTTTCGCCAACAGAATCCCGGCCTCGCCGTGATTCGTTTGAACGAGCGTTACATGGCTTCCTACGAAGTTGGCTTCGTTGGCTTCGCCCGTGTGGGTGGAATCGCGATTGCTCCGAACACAAGCAATCCACCGCTTATCGCAATCACAATTCACTCGTAAGCAACCGGAATGGGGATGGTCATTCTGTCCCCCTTCCACACCCCCATTGAAGCAGGGAACGCACCCTCATGTTCTTAAACGTACATCAGACAGCACAGCCGATTGCTGAGCCGCTAACACTAGCTCAACTAAAGCAGCAGTGCGTCGTCGATGCCAGTTTCACAGACGACGACACCCTCATCGCTGCTCTCGGCGTTGCTGCTCGACAGTACGCAGAGAAGTACACGCGACGTTCATTCTTTAATCAGTCGTGGCAACTGACGCTTGACCACTTTCCGACTTATCTGTACAGCGGGACAATCAATCCCGCTCTCCGTCGTGACTGGTATTACTACGCTGGCATCTGGAACGGCATGACAATCGCTGTGCCGAAGCCGACGTGCATCAGCATCGACAGCATCACGTATCTGGATTTGAGCGGAACTCAGCAGACGCTCGACTCATCTGATTATGTCTCGGACTTGAATTCAACACCGGCACGGATTGTGCCGTCGCCCGGAATCTTCTGGCCTCTCGACACCCTGTATGTCCCCGGCTCCGTGGCAGTGAACTACACGTCTGGCAGCTACGTCCAGCAGTTCACAGAGCTATTCAATGTAACGTCGTCTCCTCCCGTGCTGACGTACACGCCGCAACAATCGCCAATGACGGCAATTTCTAGCTTCCTAGACGCCATGGGTGCCCCTGTTACGGGTTACACGCTGACGGATGGAGTTCTGTCCGTTCCATCGGAATACGCAAATCAGACGTTGACACTCACGTATTGGGCGGGGACGACATTTCCGCAAGCGATTACACAAGCAATGCTCTTGCTTGTATCGCACTGGTACATCAACCGCGAGTCGGCTGGCATTAACAGGCTGAGCGAGATTCCATTCGGCGTCACTGCTTTGCTCGATATGTACAAGGTCAGCGCCGTTTTAGATTACGAAAGCATCGTTTAATGCCGTTTGACCCTCTCTTTTTACCCGCTGGCTCACTCCGTCACATCGTCACTGTCCAGTCGCCAAGTTCGACACGTGACTCTGCCGGTCAGCCTATATCGACATGGACAACCATCCTGACGACTCGGGCACAGATTGAGAGCACGACCGGCAGTGCCTACAAAGAACTCGTTCAGGACGGAGCAATAGCCGCACAATCGACGGACGTGTTCACGCTCCGTTGGCCGGGTAGCTCGGTTGACTTGCAACCGGGTATGCGCGTTCTTTTCCAAGACAACACATACATCGTTCAGGCCGTGGACAATGCGCTTCGCCGTAATCGCGTTGTGAAGCTTTTCACGATGGCGATAGACAGCGACGACAACTAATGCCTGACGACATCTCGCTAAAAATCGACACTTCGCAGTTCGATGCGATGCTGACCGCGCTGCCAACGAAAGTCGCTGGCCGAATTATGAAAGACGCTTTGCAAGCTGGCGGCGACGTACTCCTCGCTTCGATGAAGGCTCTTTGCCCGGAACGGACAGACGAGCCGACCCCCGACGAAGATTCGCTCCCACCGGGGATTCTCCGTGAAGACCTGCATACACAGGTGACTGTTACTTCCACGACTGGCGCACGACTCCGTGTGGGCCCGACTGACATTGCTGCCCATGTCGCACGCTGGCAGGAAAACGGATGGATGCTGACACTGCACAACGGGAAAAAGGTCAGACAGATTCCGGGCAAGCACTTTATGGCCGCATCGGTTGATGAGGCAGGAGAGGCAGCGGTGGATGCCTTCGTAGCGCGGCTCGCCGAGGGTCTTAACGGCACTGCTGACTCAGAGGGGTAGCGATGATAACCAACGGACTTGTATCGCTCCTTCTCTCGGATTCGACCATCGCCGGAATTGCCGGTAATCGCATCCAGCCGATTCCCGCGCCTGAGACGCTTTCCGATTTTCCGTGCATCGCCTATCAAGTCGCGTCCGACGTGAGCGATTACACGCTCACGTCACCAACAGGCGTAACCATGACGCGAGTCGTTTTCGATTGTTTAGCGCAGCGATATTTAGACGCACGCAACTTAGCTCTCGCGGTCAAGGCTGCTTTGACTGCATACCAAGGGACTCTCCCGGATGGGACAGTCGTTTACTTCACAGAGATTGTGAACCTAGTCGATGGCTTTGACGACGGTTCGCGTATCTCAAAAACCTCCGTACATGCAGTCATGCACTACGCAGATACAACCACTTAAATTAGCGAGGCACGAAATATATGTCCAATACAATTGGCGCAACTGGCAGTGGCGTAATTCTCTCCATCGGAACTCCCGGTGAGGGCGAGACGTTCACATCAATCTTGCAGGTAAAAAGCATCTCGTGGACGCAGCCAACGCTGCAAACAGAAGATGCAACCTGCTTGTCTTCTCCCACTCTCGGCGAAGCAACCGTAAAGCAATATTTGCCCACAGTCATTGAACCCGGCAAATTCGAGGCTTCGGCAATCTACCTGTCCACGGACACGGGCCTTGCTGCTCTCATGACTGCGTTCTCTTCGACAGTTCTACACGACTTCAAGGTGCAGTTCCCTGTAATTACGCAATTCGGTCAAACGACTACCGGCAACTTGTACTCCTTCTCCGGATTCGTTCTGGAGCAGCCGATTCCCGATGGTATTGACCCAACGAAGTTGCTGACGTACAAAATCTCCATCCAGATTACGACTGCCGTCACGTTCACTGCCGGTAGCTAATCCCTTCAGAACCTCGCTGATTGGAAAGCGGATGGGCTGTCCCTGTCCGCTTTTTATCTAAACAGTGCAAAGGACCCCAATGTCTCATCCTGAAAAACCCTCAGTGAAGCTGAAACTGTCTGGTGTTGATTACGAATTGGTCTATGACTTCAACGCTATCGCCGATGCCGAGGAAATCGTTGACCGTCCGCTAATCACGGGACTCCGTTCCCGTGATATTTCGACGCCGACCGTTGGACTTGTTCGCGCCATGTTTTTTGCAACCGCTCGTACTTCTCACCCCGAGTTGACATTCGAGCACGCGAAGTCGCTCATCACGCGGAAATCTCTCCCCGAAGCATGGGGGAAAGTTCTCGAAGCGTGGGCGCTGGCTCAGACGGAGCCAGAAAAAGAGTCCGACGAAAACCCTACTCGCGGCCAAAGCTAACCCGACAGCAAATGTGGGTGAGCCTTTGGTCGGAAGCGAGATACGATTTCAGCCTGTCCCGCGATGAGTTCATGAGCCTGACGCCGCGCTTGTTCGCTGCTCTCCGCAAGAGGCGCAGCATGGAGCAGGAGCGGCAGGAGTTCTTACTCGCTCTCATCAATCGCAATGTCGTCGGCTTTTCAATGGCCGCTCCGAAGAAGATACCGCAAGTGACGGACTTTATGCCGTCCAGATGGAACCGCGTGGAATCCGACGAGGAAGCAATGATTCGTTTGATTCAGGAAATGTCATCAAACGCAACACCGATTAGGAAATAAATGCCAAATAGCGCAAAAGTAGCAGAAATTTACGTTGAACTTCAGGCCAATACTGCCAAGTTCAAACAGGCTCTAGGCGATGCCACGGCTGCTACGAAGAAGTACACCGCGCAAATGCGTGCGGAGATGAAGCAGTCGCAGGATTCTGTGCGGCTCTTGTCGGAGGAAATGGGATTAGGAATCCCGCGTTCCCTGCAACGGGTTATCTCCACGCTACCGGGCGTATCGAAGGCATTGAATCTTGCTTTCGATGGCGTTGTCGTCTTCGCGCTCATCACCACTGTCGTTAAGGTCACCGAAAAGATTGTCGAATTCGCACAGAAGTCGCAGGAAGCCGCCCGGAAAAACGCCGATGATTGGCAGAGCCTTCAGGGTTCGATGCAACTCACGAATGATGAATTGCAGGTTACCAACGACAAGATTGCGAACGCAATCGCGAAGCTGGAGAACAAGCCAACCAACGGTTTGAAACTTGCGATTGATGAAGCGATTGAGTCTGCTGACAAGCTGGGCTCCAAGCTGACTGATGACGTAAAGAAGATTGCGGACACATTGAAGGCTCAGGAGCCGGGTTTATGGGGTCTCTTGAATGCATCGTCTACCGACACATCAGATGTCACGAAACACGCTCAGGGATTGCAGGACAACCTCTCACAGATTGACATAAACGGCAGGGCACACCTTGAGGAGTTGAAGAAGCAAGGCGCAACACAGAAACAGATTGACGATGCGACAGACCAGTTAGACGCCGCTCGTAAAGCGGCCATCGACAAGGAACTATCGACGTGGGTTGCGCCACAATTGGCCGATGCTAAGGCAAAGATGGTGGCTGACCAAGCCAACGGAGGATATGCGGCTTCCGTTATTCAGCCTCGCATAAGCGCCCTCACGAATTACGGTGCGTCTCTCGGGCAGGAATCAGATTTCATTGGCCTGAGCCATGACAATGCGACCGTTACTGGGCAGCAAGACGCCATCACAGCCGCGAAGGAAGCAGTCGCGAACCGTCTTCAGTTGTTGGAGCAGGAGATTGACCAGCGCAAAGCTCTGCATCAAATCAGTCTGGGCGAGGAAGTCCTCTACTGGCAGAAGGAAGCAAGCACTTTCACTGTTGGCTCAAAGGAATATATTGCCGCTCTCCAAAAGGCATCAGAGGCTGGCGACGAGCTACTGAAAAACTTCGGCGCGAAAGGCCAGCTAAAGAAACTTTCCGATACCGTCGCTAACGGTCCTACCGCTCCATCTGGTTACGTAGTCGATTCCGAAGGTGGGCTTGACCGTTCCAAGGACGGCGATGATGTTCTCGCAGCCGCGACCGAGAAGGCCGCAGAGTCACAAGCACTGCTCAATGCTCAGCTTCAGGTCGAAAAAGACAAGCTAGACCTCGCGACAGGGGCAATTACTCCGCACGCAGCGGCATTGGATGAATCCGTAGCACACGCGCTCGAATACAAGAATCAGCTTGCCGACCTTAACAAGGAGCTACAGGGGCTCGAAGTGAACGACGCAATGAACGCCGCGCTTGGCGGAAATACAGACAATGAAGCGAAAGAAAGTCAGCTTCGACAGCAGATTTCCGCCCTACAGAGCAAAGCGCAGATTCAGTCACTTACTGACGCACAGCAGACCCTCAACACCACATGGACGGGCATGGTTGATTCCGTGTGGGATGAACTAATCAGAAAGGCGGAGGACGTTCAGCAGGAATTACAGCAGATTGCTACACGCACTATTGACAGTTTGAATACCGAGATTGCGAAGGCAATGACCGGCCACAAAGCAAACTTCAAGAGCGTGTTTGAGAACTCCGCTCAGTCGCTGGCAAAGACCGGACTCCAGACCGCCGAGGGGTTCGGAGCAAAACTGCTCGGACTTCCAACACATAAAAAGGCAGATGGCTACCACGTATTTGTGGACAACATGCCCAGTGGCGGAGGCGGTGTCGTCCCCGGTCTCTCTACCATTGATTCGGTTCTTGGCAAGTACAGCGCCCACGTAACAAGCGGCCCATCTGCTATCTCGGCGGGTGCTGGCGGACTCATCGGGATGCTTAATGACTCGGACTGGGCATCGTCGCTGTTCGGCGGCAAACTCTTTGGCTCCGGGAGCATCTTCGGCCACTTCGCCACGGGCGGCGACGTTACGGGTGGACTGCCAATCGAAGTCGGCGAACTCGGCAAGGAGAGATTCATTCCGCCGTCTAACGGTCGGATTATTCCTAACAAAGACCTACACTCAGCACCCTCCATTGGATACATCGACGCACGTGGCACTGACCCCGCCTTGACACGGGCGAACTTCACCCGTGCTCTAGCGATGACTCACGCCTCTGCCGTGAGCGATGCACAGCGGTCAATCGTGGAGCGTCAACGCAGACGGCCTCAATAAAGGACATAGATTATGGCTTCAATTTCAATCTCATCCGTGACTATCAGCGGGTGGCAAGGAAACGTGTCTGGCGTACAGCTTTTGATTTATACGAATCAGAGTTTTACCGCTGCATCCGGCAATATCTACCCACAAAGCATCCGATGCTCCCCGGCTAGTCTCGGGACGTTCTATCAGAGCTATGCGTGCGTCGTCACACCCGTTGGCAGTTCACCGCCAACACTAGCCACTATCACGATTCCAGAAGTCGTTCTCGACTCGACAGTGGACTCACCGGACAATCCGAACGCGACATTTTCTGCTGTCCTATGGGATTCGATTAGCGGAAAGCAGATTCAAACATTCGGGACATTCTCTTCATTTGCATTAAATCCTTCGCCGACCTCCACAACATGGGCGGCGATTTTCACCGCTGAGGCAGACCAGTAGAAATGATTCGTAAATTATTTATAGCTCTATCGCTCGTCTTCACCGCTTGCCTTGTACACGCTCAAACATCAACGGCGATTTCTGCGTCCGACGTAGCTGACTCATTCGGCCATCCCATCCCTTCGGCTAATCTCTGCTTTCAGCCCGTCGATGCGACTGATACGGCGACAGGGTTCCGCGTGGACAGTATTCAGGTCGTTGACACTCCTGTATGCGGTCTCGTCAGTAATGGCGTGCTCCAAGCGGGTCTGAGCGTTGTGCCGACACCATCGGGCATCTACTACCACATCACAGCACAGAACCGCACGTCGAACGCTGTCATTCGCGACTACGGCATGACCGCGATTACCGGCTCATCGTGGGCGCTGGACACGTATGACCCGAACATGGCGGTGTTACCTGTGACTGCGTTATCTATGGGCACTGTAACAACGCTACCGCCGGGTGAAGGTGCGTCGTGCGGGTTGTCCGGGACAAACCCCATTTTGCTCAACTGCTCGATTCCGCAGGGTGAGACTGGCGCAGTGGGCAACGTTAACGGCCAAGCCATTACTCCGAGCACGACCACAACGGCGGTTTATGATACGGGCGGTGAGCAGTATGACATTAGCGCATACGGTGCGCCGTGTAACGGCATCGTAGATGATACCCCATACGCAAATCTTGCGGTCGCCGCGCTCAATGCTGCCGGTCAAGGAAGACTTTTCTTTCCGGCGGGAATATGCAACATCACGACATTGGACACAATAACAGCGACAGCAACAATTTCGGGCGTTGGTCCGGGGTCGAATGACCAAGGAAGCACCATCTCTCAGATTCAATGTAACAGTGCAACTGGGAATTGCATTACGGACACCGCCGCATACCTGCTCGTAAAGGATATTGTCATCACCAACTCAGTAGGGGAAGCCGGGACGGAGCCAACGTCCGGGTACGGTATCGAATTTAATCCGGGAGGCTCCTACTACGACCAGAAAATGAGCATGGAAGACGTAGAAATGGCTGGATTCAAAACCGCAGTATATGCGGTTGATTCGGAAGCGGGACACATCAACGGCTCGTCTCTGTTCGACTGCTACTATGACTGTCTTCTGCTCGGCAATGGAACGTCCAATCTTGGCGATTGGAGTATGAGCGATGACACCTTCACCGGAGCCGGAGGCTCTTGCCACGCCGCCATTGATTATGAAGGCGCAGCCGGTGGGGACTTTGACAATCTACTCTTCGACCAAGGCATTTCAGCCCACAACGCGGACTGTGCTTATGACATCTATGCCGGAGTTGGCGGCCCGTACCGCGTAGCTAGTAGTCACTTTGAGCATTACAAAACACGGGCGTACTACGGTCAAGCCCCCGCTTACATCGGCGGCAATGACTTCTACACAACAGATTCGCCGTATGGCCCGGCTATTGAAATCACTGGTGCCCTCGGCAGCTTGACGTTTGGCACGAACTACTTTCAGGACGGCAACTCAAGCCCGGACGCTTGCGCGATTCAATTTGATGGTTCTTCGTTTTCGGATGTGGTTGTGGCTATCCAGAATCTCGATGGCTACACGGCGGGGACTTGCGGGATGGCTGGCTGGTGGGGCATTGATGGCAACGCGGATATGTCCACGTTGCAAAACTATATGTTGCCGTCTCTCACGCTTAACGCCGCGTCTGGCTCTGCGGGATTGCTAACCACTAACGGCGTCGTGTCTCCGACCGGATACCCGCTTGTAATCGGTGCAGCATCCGGGCAACAAATTCGGTTGGCGTTTGGCGGGACTAATGACTATCTGATTGGCGCGACGTATATCTCCCCTGCGGTAGACGATGCAGTAAACATGGGGAGTCCCGGCAACGCTTTTTCTTACATTGACGCGTATGCTCTGCTCATCGGAAGCAATACCGTGCTGCCTTCTACGCTGACGGGGTACAACGGCAACTCAAGCGGCACAAAAGTGCCGTTGGCTCTGCCGTGGAGCACACCCTCTGCAATAGCAACGATATGCCACGATGCCAACGGCAATGTGCTGGACAGCGGGTGCCCAAGCGGGGAAGCGAATGTCACTGGTCTACGCTACGGGAACGGCACGGGAGCGGACACAGCCGCGACCTCATCTCAAATTCAGACTGTCATTGGCTCCGGCGTCTACGACGCCAGCGGTGCGGCAGCGGCGAGAGCCGCAGCTTCGACCTGCACATCAGGCCAGTATGCAACCGGCACAGGCACGAGCAGCACACCCTGCGCTCAGGTTGCATATTCGCAAATTAGCGGGACGCCGACGCCTACATTGAGCGGCACCGCTGTGACACTTGGCGGTTCTTCGGTTTCTGCCCACACATGCACGTCTGGCACTACGACCGTTACAGGTGCAACAACCTCTATGCCGGTCGTCGTCTCAGCAGCGTCCGACCCCGGTGGGTATTTCACCTATCGCGGGACGGTCACTTCTAGTGGAACGGTGACGGTTTACTTGTGCAACGTGAATACTTCGACTGCTGAGACACCAACTTCCACCACATATATCGTTCGCGTCATCGAATAAAAATCTCTAGCCCCAACGGAGGCACCCTCCGGGTGTCCTTCCCTTCGCGCCTATCTTGCGGGTGCCCGGATACCTATGTCAGTAATCGGAACATTCAACGGTCTGAATATCGTCTCCCTGCCGTGCGACACGATGCCATACGTCTGTTCTCCGTCTTCGATTGAGATTGACTCAATGGAAGCCGTCGCAGTGAACCAATCGCCGTTCACAGGACAGACACAGACGTATGACTGGCAAGCGTCGTGGTGGTCAGGACAAATCAGCTTCCCACCGATGAATCGCTACTCGTTCGATGCATGGTCAGCGTTCATCCTCTCCTGCCGTGGTCAGAGCAATGTCTTCTCGCTAGGCGACCCCAAGGCGGTTCTTCCCAAGGGACCGGCAACAGGAGTTCCTGTCGTCAGCGGGGCGGGGCAGACGGGCTACAGCCTCGTCACTCGCGGATGGACACCGAACGTCATTTCGATTCTGTTACCCGGCGACCTCATTCAAATCGGCTACCGGATGTACCGACTGACCGCCCCTGCGAACTCCGACAGTTCGGGCGACTCAACGATTTCCATCTGGCCGAATCTTCGCGATGCGCCAGCAGACGGAACAGTGATTCAGACACGGAACTGCAAATGCCTTTTCAGACTCGCACGCAACAACGGAAACAAATTCAGCACGAACGTTGGCCTCTACGGACTCTCAGGGTTCGGCATAACGGAGGCAATCTAATGCCCCGCGTCATGACCACAGCGATGGCGACGGCTCTTTGTGCGTCTGTCGTGCGTCCGGCATTGCTTGCATCGCTCGTCTTTGCGAGTGGCACTGCCTACGTGTGGACTGGCCTCGGTTCGATTACGTGGAACGACATGACCTTCACCGGCGTTGGTGACTTCTGTTCTGTCTCAACAATCTCGGAGGATTCAAGCGTCGAAGCGCAAGGGGTCACTATCGGCTTATCCGGTATCCCATCCGACATGATGACTGACGTGCTGGAGGAGGTAAGAATTCTCGGCACCGTCCAAATCTGGCTTGCTCTCTACGACGATTCAAACAACCTGATAGCGAATCCCGTCATGTCTTACCAAGGCAAGATGGACGCTCCGACGTTGAACGATGACGGGCAAACTTGCACAGCGCAAATCACGGTCGAGAATGTGCTGGTCGATTTGAACCGGCCATGCTATCGCCGCTATACGAACGACGACCAGCAAATAGATTTAGCCGCAACGCTCACCCGTCTTGGACTACCAAGCACCACAGCAGATACAGGCTTTGAGTGGGTTCCCGGCATTCAGGAACAGCAAGTTTATTGGGGTCAGTCGCCCACGTCGCAGAACAACCAATAATGACCCGTATTCAAAACTGGCAGACACGACTGAGCGACTATCTCACGCACTGCTATATAACCCCATTCCAGTACGGGGAACTCGACTGCGGTCTATTCATTGCCGGTGCAATTGAAGCGATGACTGGAGTCGATGTCGCAGAGTCCTTGCGCGACAAGTACACGAACCGGCGTGAAGCATTCGCAGCGATTAAGGCCATGTGTGGAATAGCAACGATGGAAGCAATTGCGGTTCACCTTGCAGCACAGTACGAAGCGAAGGAGATTCCCGTTCCGTTCGCTCAACGTGGAGACGCGGTTGTCCTAAAGAAAGGTCGAGCATCCACGCTCGGCATTATCGCCATGCACGGCACCGAAGTTCTCACCCCGTACAAGGATGGGATTCTTCGTGTGCCATTACATCTCGCACAAGTTTCTCGCGCTTTCCATATTTAGAGGTAGTCCTTGGCAAAAGCAATCACAGAAGTAGCAGTTGGAGCCGCCGCAATTGGTGCTGCGTTCGCATTGCCCGGTCTGGGTGTCGCTCTCTCAGGGACGATTGTTTCCGCTCTTGTGAGCACGGGCGCATCGTTCGTCATGCAGGGAGTCGGCGATGCTCTCAAGAATAATCAGGGCGGTCTGTCAACTGCGGTGACTACTCCGGTTGGCTCGTGGTCATACGTCTACGGAACGCAAAAAGTCGGCGGCGTAAGGATATTCCAGCAATCGAACAACAACACGGGCGGCAGCACTACATCGAACAATAAGCAGCTTCACACTGTCTATTGCCTTGCGTGCCATCCATGTGTCGTGGACGCCCCCGGAGCTAGTTGGCAACTAAGGGTGGGCGGGAAGCAGGTTCTTGTCAATGCGAACGGACCCGGCTGGATAAGCTACTCACCGACGCAGATAACGCAGAACATCACTTCGATAAGCCGCTCATCCGGTGTCGTGACAATGGTGCTTGCGGGGGGAATTGCGAATCAGGACGGACTGAACTTACAGGTTACGGGCGTAGACGACAACACCTATAACGGCACATGGATAGTAACGCAGCCGAACCCTGCGGACGACACGACGTTCACATACATCTGCGGCGGTCCGAACTCAACTTCATCAGGTGGAGCGGCAGAGACGACGTTCGCCGACTATCAAGACAAGATTTATGTCGAGTTCCTGAACGGAACACATACCGCGACATTCCCGACTCTCTTACAGGCTGGTACGTCGTGGCAAGCAACTGACCTGTGCCTTGGCCGCACGCTGGCATACGTGCAGCTTGGCTGGGCGTCCAACGTCTTCCCCTCGGGAATTCCTGAAATCTCATTCGTGATTCAAGGAAAAAACAACATATACGACCCACGCACGAACAGCTACGGATACACGGAAAACGCAGCACTGTGCGCTGCTGATTTCTTGTCTATTCCGGCCACACAGGGCGGATTCGGCTTGACGATGGGCGCGGACATTCCCACAGCGGCTCTGACGGCAGCGGCGAATATCTGCGACGAGGCTGTCGATTTAGCTGGCGGAGGGACTGAACCTCGCTACACGTGCAATACGTTTTTCATGCTCAACCAAGCACGGGGCAGCATCCTCCAGTCGATGCTGACCTCATGCGCCGGTCGCATCAGTTATCAGGGAGGGCAGTATTCAATCTTCCCCGGTGCTTGGGTTGCGCCCACGTTGAGCCTGACAGACGCCGACCTTGTGGGTGGAATTGAATGGCATCCACGCTTCAGCATCCGTGACACCTGCAATGCGGTCAAGGGCGTGTACGTCAGCCCTGAGAACAATTACCAGCAGGGTGATATTCCGTACTACGCAGAAGACGCTCTGCACGGCTACGTCTCCGACCAGTGGCTGGCGGAGGATAACGGCGAACGCATCTTCAAGGAAGCATCATTCCTATGCACGGATTCATCGGCAACCGCTCAACGGTTGGCGAAGATTGCTCTGCTCAGAACTCGCTTTCAGGGGCGCGGAACAATCCGCTGCTCTCTCAAGGCGTATCAGGCGGTCGCGCTCGACGTGATTCAGCTAACGCATCCTCGCTACACGTGGGTCAACAAGCAGTTCGAGGTTCTGTCATCCCGTTTCGTACCCGACAAGTCGGGCACGCTCACCGTCGAACTGGACATTGCCGAGACAGACCCGTCGATATACGACTGGAGCATCACAGAGCAGCTTACGCCGCAAGGTTGGCAGCAACCGCAGAATGTAGGGTCTCAGGTATGCGACCCGCCGAACGATGTCACGTCCTACTCGGGACCGGGCGAGACGGTAGACGGAATCGTGTATCCGTCAACAATCAACACGACCGCCTCTGGAATCGCATCGAATAGCATCTACGTCCGCTGGGACGAAATTTACGACACGAACGTAGTCGAAGGCGGTCACGTTGAGGTTCAATGGCAACCGAACGGGGCGTCATACTGGAACGCTTTGACCAACATCGCGCCCACTGCGACTTCAATCTTCATCGTCGGAGTCACAGATGGCAACGAATACAACGTACAGGTGCGGTGCGTAAACTTCGCCAACGTTCCCTCGGCGTGGGTCTTCTCCGGTCCTGTTACTGTGAGCAATTCGCTTTCCTCATTGGCTTATTCAGGCATCCCCGTTGCGACGACAGGGACGCTCACCGCACAGGCATTCTCTGGTGGCACGGCTGCGATTACGATTCTGCCATTCACTGCATCTGTGGGTTCAATCTCTGTCTCATGCACACCGACGCCGAGCGTGATTACAGCGATTGGTTCACCGCCTGTTTCGTTGGCCCAGTCTCAGCTTTACTACGTGTACTACATCGACCCATCTTTTTTGGGTGGCAGCATCACGCCGATTGCGACCCAGAACCCATCCGACTTTGAAAACAAGATTGGATACTTCCTCATCAACTCGATTGTCACGCCTTCGTACAGTCCGCGTTACTCACCATCGTCGTACACCGACCTCGGGAGCGCGACTACAAGCAGTCCTGCCGCCGCATACGACAGCAACACCAGCACGTATGCAATCGTAAACGCTCAATGGGAGCAGTGGAACTGGACTGGACTGCCGGGTTCACCAACTCCACCGGGTGACTATACAACGACCGGCGATTGCAAATGGTCGGGATTTCCGGCAGTCACAACTTCCACTTCAACGACTCTTAACTTCGTTGCTTCGACGGTGGACAGCAGCGGTGGTGTTTCTTGGAACGGAAACGTCACTGTCATGGCCGGTACGACGACACTCGGCTCGGTCTCACCGGGCAGCACGGAATCGGACAGCACCGTCACGATTCCATCGGGCACTGATTTGAGCACGGTGACAGTCGAGGCAGTCTTGGAGTTCATATCGACGCCGCCGACGCCGTCAACGGTGGGAGCATCCGCGACCGGCGCAGTGCAGATGCTCGTCTACGAAATCTACATTCAATAAACGCTTGCCGCGAAGTCTCAATAAATTTATCTACAAAAGGGCTAAAGAAATGGAAGACACAATACTCGCAGAAGTGTTGACGGAAGTGCGCGGATTACGCAGCGAAGTCGCCGAATGGCGTCAGGAGATGGGCGAACGTCTCGCTATCACGGAGACGAAAGTCACCGACCTGTACGGGAACGGGCAAGCTGGCCGCGTATCGAAGCTAGAGAGTAGACTCACAGCGATTGAACGCATCCGCTGGAAGGTGACTGGAATCCTAGTCGCGTTGTGGGCGGTCGTCACAGCGGCGTCGTCATTCGCTGCAAAATACATTCCGTGGACGTGGTTTCACGCGAAGTAAGACGTGAATGGTATTGTTCACTTTCTCCGACCGCGAGAAGGGATTCTTGTAGGTGTAGCAATCTCGCCAGAGTAGAAAGCATTGATGTCGTCCTGCGACGGGTTCAGTTCGGCACCATTGTCCTCTTTCAATTCTATTGGCGTGATTTGTTCAATTAGCCACGTGCAACTGGACATCGAAGCTGGCTCTCCTTTTCTGCCAGTGTCAGGGTCACCCCTCCTATCGGATTCAATAACGGGTTTGGCATCTGCGTAGATGTTAAACAGCCAATAACCCAACTCACTCCACACGTCATGGGCGTCCAAATAACCCCGTTGGGTTAGCAAACCGAGATGGTCGCATTCGTTCAAAACATCCCACAACTCTTCGGGTGAATCATCATAAGTCATGGGAAGCAGGACGCCGCGCCGAGCGTCGATGCGGTCCCGTGCAAGCTTCTGTCGCTCAGAGTAAAGAGGCTCCTCGTCAAATGCGGCTGACTCCTCCACCAAATGAGCAATCTTCGCCTCGTCCCGTTGCTCCGCAATCGCCGCGTCCGCTTCGCTTTTCTGAGCAGTGATTGCATCCCACGCCAAATATCCAGAGACAAGAATCGCTACCAGCGTCAATAACGCACCGACAGCAGCTACATAAACCGCCCATCGTCCCCATATAATTGGTCTGCGCGGCATGGCTGCATTATATCCTTGTGGCGAAGGCTGCACTATTGTGAAGGGGGAATCATGGCTACGTTTCAAGAGAAGCTGGCAAAACTTGAAGAAGTCAGACTGAGAGTAGAAGCGTTGGTTGCTTCCGGCGTTGACCTCAAATCTCCGGAGGCTATTCCGCTCGGTCTTGAATTCGTTTACGCCTTCGCCGATGTCGCTAAAGACCTTGGTTACGAAATTCTCAAGCCGATTCCAGAATTCCAAACCAAAGTCAAATGAGAAGGTCACCCCTAGTAGGTGGTCTTGCAGTGACTCTCTGACGACTTGCCAAACGCAAAAGCGAACAAACTCGCAGAGGTCTACGATAGCTGTGGGGAGGCGTTCAGCTTGTGAGTTGCGATGTTGGCACTTTTGAGCGGTTTCTCAATCTTCACAAAATCTTGTGGACGGAAGTAAGAGCATACGGTACAAGCGTGCTTCACCCCCGCCGCCTGAATCTGGTCTTGGTATGGGGATTAATGCTGTTTGTCGAAGCGCATTTATGGCAGAGCGCAGAGTCGCAGAGCGCGATGAGCCTAGAGGACTCTGGCGGGTGTGGGATGCGGTTGTGAGGTTCTTTCGCGGTGGCTAAGTCAATTTCGCGAAAATACGCCTCTTCAGCATCTCCCAACCACGCGGTTTCGTCTCCAATAAAGTCCCTCTCAGGGGCTTCATTAAGTCCTCCAGCTTAGCTTCCCCATCGGCCACGGTTTTTATCCCGCTTTGTACCGACGATTGGAGAAGCTGGATGGCTTGAATGTTCATCCTGACCGCGTGAAGCGTGAAGTCGCTGTAGAAGTATTCCATGTTCCGTTGCCAATAAAAGGTAAAGCTTGGAAACATCTTCCACTGCCAAAACTGATGTGCAGTCGCGGCTCCGTGCATCACCGCTGTTTGGCCAGTAATCACGTTCAACAGGTCTAGGGTAATCGCCCGTCTCATCCGGTAAAGTTCCACGTCCCTTGCGAACGCAGCGCGAATTGGGTCAGCGATGAATCCGGCCAACATACCCGCCAGTGCTGAGAGCAGAATCTTCAGCCATTCAGTATCGTGCATGACCTGCCCTACAGGGTCTCCATCGACACAGAAAAATGGAATTCTCTGATTACCTTGAAGTGGACTTCCTCCCCTTCACTGTTAACGAAATAATTCTCGGCGTCTTCGTAAAGTCTCTGCTGCTCCGGTGTGGGCTTCCGTTTAAACGAGCAGTCCTCACACTTGTTCACAAAGCCCATGTGACCGGGCTCGAAATCACCTCCGCATTGAACGCAGATTGTCATGGTGCCTCCATCTCAACTACATAATAAGTAAAAGGCCGGGGGATTGCTCCCCGGCCTTTTTTATTTTGGATTTATGGCTCCAAAGTGCTATTGAAAGGGCGAAAGGTAATGGGTTTCACTGTTACGACTAGGGCATTGGCGTGGGAGTCAAAGTCCAGAACGAACTTCAAATGTCTCTCCGTCTCCGTATGGCTCCCGCGTTACTCGCATTAACGCAGAGTTCGAGAACCAAAGGAGGGTCAATTGAAGAAGCTCTTTCTGAATCTAATTACCAAGCTCCACGGCTTCAATAACGGCGAAGAAGGTCAGGACTTGGTTGAGTATTCGCTGCTGGTCGCCTTGATTGCTCTTGTTTGCATTTCTGGTGTCGGCAGCGTAGCCACCGCCGTAAACTCCGTCTTCACCAATATCAGCACTTCATTGGGATAGTTCCGACAGTCGATTTCCCCGGGGGGGTACAAACACAAAAACCTCTCCTTTGCGAGAGGTTTTTCTGCGTCTGGAGTAGGCGCGTGGAATCGGTAATCAGTAACCTTACAGTTCAGACTTGTTATAGAGAATTCATCTGAAGACCGCAGAAGGGCGAGGCAGCACATTAGAATCATGACCGTTGGCACGCAAACATTTCTAGCGGTGGTTCAAGACCGGGCGTAGACTTTAGGCATGAACAAGAAGCCGGAATTGGTAATCGGCTATAGCGCGAATTCGCATCCGGTCGCCGCTTCCTGTTCCGCTTGTTGCGCTCAAATGCCACTCATGGAATCCAAGGGCGCATTGCCAGCGGAGAACCTCAAATGGTTCGCAATTCAATTCAATCTCCACGTCAGACAGAAACATAGGCGAGAGGACTTCAGCCGAGCCTAGTTGTGCAGTTTGAGGTAGGCTTCGCAAGGGAGCGGAGCGGAGCCTCGCCCGAAAGGGAGCCTGTTTCTGGCCGCAACGAAGGCAACAAGCCGGGATTCCTCCCGGCTACTGCCAGACCATCTGTTGATTGGGTTTTGGGAGTTTATAGGGTGTTCATACAGGTGGGGAACTCGAAAAGCGGCCAGCAAGGGAAGGGGTCTGGGTTGATAACAGTGTACGACGATTTCGGTTTATCCAGCTACAAGACCGGCATTACTAAGGGACAATGACCCAAAGTTACCTGCCTTTCTTGAGTCATTAGTGATTTAAATCATATCTCGCGAACCACAGAATGGAATATTTTATTCCCATTCGATGGGCCCCTCGGACGCTACAATTCGCAGGACGCAGATTCAAGAACTGAGAGCGCAACTGAGAGTTAAAGAACTCCAGTGCGAATCCCTTTGCATTCTGTTTGAGGCCTCGATGAATGCCAGCGAAAAGGCGGAGGTAGGCCGCAGACTGGATGCCGCGATGCATGACGTGCGGCATATCCGCTCGGCGTTGAAGTACCTCGAAAATGGGGAGACGGCGGACGCTTAGGTTTTGATTGTTCGCAGGTCGGGTTCAACGACGTACCATCGCCGAAATTTAAAGCTGGCGCATACGCGGGGCATTGAGGAGAACATAGCGAGAGCGGGGAATGTAGCCCTGAATATGTGTTTGGTCAGCCACTATTCTTGCTGGTCTTCCTCAAATTGCTTGAGATTGGCTGGTGGTGGCGATGGTGGCCCGTCGCATTCGTGTCCCTTTTCTCCGTCAGCGAGTTTTGCTTCGTTTGATGCTTTGGCTACTGTCTGGTAGCAGACCGTGCAGAAAGATACATAAAGCCCAGTATCTGATTCGAGCCGATGGGCGAATCCATGTTTTGTGCTCAC